GTCCCGTGTCCGTTCCGAAGAAGGTCTTTTGTCCCGTTCCATCTGACCATTGAGTACGAATGCAAGCGAGAGAAACATTACGGAAAACATCAGCAGTAGAGTCAGTAAACTCACCAAGATACTCCTGACGATAGATGTCGGGTGGCAATGATTTTTGTTGTTCATGTAAAAAGTTTTTATCTGTGAATGGATTCTCTTCTGAAATACCTTCAAAAGAGATGTAAGTATCTGAAGGTTCTTTACCCTTCAAGTACCATTGATAAAACCAGTTCTTACTTCTTGGAGTAGAAATAATTAAGCATTTCTTTCCTAAAGCAGTTAACGTTGGTAGAACAGCTTCATTTATCGCTTCTTCTTTGGAGAATGCTGCTTCATCAATAACCATATAATGAAAACTGAAACCCCTGATACTGTTATAATTGTCAGTACTAAGGAACTTAATATTCGAACCATTTATAAAATCTATTGTTAAATCGGATCTGTTTTGTTTATCTATAAGCTGATGACAAGCTATTGTTATCTCATCGAATACCTTCTTACACTGACTATATACAGGACTAATCCAGGAGCCTTTAGTATTTGGTTCTCTTAGTAACCAGAATAGCATTAGGTTCATACCCAGTAAAGACTTCCCATACTGTCTCCCACAACTCACTATACAGAACTTATGTACCGAGTCGGCAAAGCCTTCTATGACTCTTCTCTGTCCGATATGTGGTGAAAACAGCTCAATTTCCATATTACTCTGGTGTTTCTTCCTGTTTTTGAATAAAAGCAGTAGGAATTACATAGTAGCCAGTTTCCTGTTGATCATCTGTTATCTCTAACATTTGTGTGCTAGTTTCAATTCCGTTACTGTACTCACACTTGTAGTACGTTGTTTCTGTTACCAAGTCGTCGACAAGGATTACTGATCTTAAAAAGTATTTCATTTATAGTTTATTTCCCCAGTTTAGTTTTATCTCTAATCCTCCTTTTACTTCTACCTGCTGTATATCCATACCGTCTAGTTTAATCTGGGTCTGTAATGCCTTGATACTATTACCCCAATCACCGTCTGACTCTGCCTGTAACTTGATACGTTCTAGTTCTGCCTGATAGTATTCTCTTCTATCTCTTCTGTCCATACTAATCTGTTCAGTGATAACTTTCCAGGCTTCTTTCCACAGTTCGTTAGCTTCGAAGTTTTTGACTTGGTATTTCTCTTTTGCCCATAATGTATAAGCAGTCCAAGAAGCTAAATTTTCCATTATATAATCCACTGACTCATCTAGAGCCTTTTGATGTTGGATTGCATTCATTTTGTTTTTCATAGTTAATCTACTTTAATATAAGTAGTTTTAAAAGGATATCAAAGGTTTTCTCCAGGGTATATCTCGTAGTACTTACTGTTCTTACTATTCCCTAAATTTATATTGTAGATCCATAGCATTTCATTTCCGAAGAAGTTTAACCAGAAGTTTTCTCTCTTGAATAGCACTGAAGGATCGTCTGTCTTTACCTTCTCTATAATAATAAACTCAAAGTTGTCCTTACCTAATCTCTGCATATCTCTGTAGAGTGTTTTAAGTCCTTGGTTTTGTTCTATAGCCTCTACATCTTTCTGACTGAAATGTTCGCCCTTACGTCTTAAAAACTGATTAGTACATCCAATATACATCTTAGCTTCTGCTTTATTTACGATAGCGTAAACACCACCACCTAACTTACTTACAGACTTCTTAGTATTAGCCTTTGCTTTCTGTTTGTTTTCAGCATTCCTATTATACCACTCCTTAAAGAATTCAGGTTTATCTATTCGGTACTGATCGTTGTCTTTCTTATTACATTCCTTACAGTACTGCTGTAGACCATCCGGGCTAGCAGATTTCTTACTAAACAGTGTTACAGCCTTAACACTCTGACATTTCATACAAAACTTCATTTCCATCTTCTTAATCCTCCTTTGATAGATCTTTAAGATATTGGTTAACAACTTTTTTAACATAACGCTTGAGTGGGTTTTCCATTTTAGATAATTGCCAAATGCCGAGTGCTATTCCTACACCGACTGTAACACCTCCGATAACTTGTAGTATGATTGCCATTTTATATTTTATTATAATTAGTATAAATATACGGAAAAAATACCTACTTTGCTACTTTTTTTCTTGTTTTTACCTCTTTTACCTTCTCTAATACCTCTTCTACTACCGGATATGCAATAGCTCTTATCTGAGGGTCATACTGATTAATCCTTGATTGCCATACTCTCATAGTAGCAATATACTCACAGCTACACCCTGGAATACCTACTTGCTCTATAAATGCTTTGTTATGACCATCTCTCCATCTACTCAGGGTAGTATGATCGATTCTATAACCGGCCGTCGGTACTAGTACTTCTAAGATATGCCGGGCATCAGCTTCACTTAAGTTTTCGTTAAAGGTCATTACGGTACTCCTTCTCTATTAGATCGTGAATAAATTTAATTAAGTAAGCTAGGTTAGAGACTATAAGTGCTATCCATAGGTTCTGCAAGTATATCAGAGTGATCCAGAACCCTAAACACTTAGGACAATAGAATAACATACCTAAGTAACCAGGTAGGTTGTAAACCTTTAATTTGTCCTTTACCCAGCATAACGGGGTAAACTGATAGGCAATAAAGCATGCCAGTAATGCTAATCCAATTATTTGTAGTATCATAAATGTATATCGTATTTTTGTTTATAAGCTTTTACTTTCCTGGCTAGTTTCTGCCTTAGTGAGTAAATGTTAGTTGTTGCTTCGTTATAGGGTATTCCATAGTATTCGCAGAAGGTAGTTATCTTCCATCCTTCTACATAGATCTTCTGAAGTATATTCTGTTCGTAAAAATTAAGACTCTTATAGATCTGATCGGCCATTATTTGCTTATTAGTCTTCTCATCAGTGAACACCTCAAAGATTTCTGAACCGAACGTATTCTTTTCGTCATCGACCATATCTTTATTTCTATCCCACTTACTGCCAAACTTACGGTACTGTCCAAAGAACGGTGAGTTACTCGATTTTAACTGTAATGCCATAGTATAGGTAATAAAATTCTCTACCTTCTCGTCTAACACTATCTTCCACTGGTAATCTAATGGTTTCTCTAAGAATGCTAACAAGCAGTGAGATAGTATATCTTCCAACCAAGGACTATTATCAGTAGCTACCTTAACTGCGTTTATCCTTAACTGCGGGTATATCTGAGTTAAAATACTATCGATAATTTTTCTCTTACAATCATCGTTACATTCTTCAGGTATTGTATACTTAGGAATTATTCTACTTCGCTTTTTCATATAACTGTTTAGTTATACTTATGGCTGAATATATATTGACTTCCAGTAGGTGACATTTCTGTTGGGTGATAACTAGATTTTTTCTCTTTAGTTGCTTTCAGGTATACTTCCGACCATTCGTCTTTCGTACAGGGTAGATATATAACTTTTTTAGACATGTTTATTTATTTGATTTTGTAGTTCTAACCTATGCAAGGTAGACATCTCCATAGTATCTAACATCCATTTCAGGTATGATACTGGAACTACTGATATATGAGAATCTTTATGTTTACCAACAACCATTATCCCGTCATGAGTTCTGAAAGGTTGTTTAATCGGTTTAGTACTATTGACTCCGAATAATTGTCTAGCAAATCCCTTTGTATGCTGGACGTGTCGTTTTCTTATTTGCTTTGCCATTTTATATAATATAGTATATTTTACTCAACTAATCAACTTAACATAGTAAGAGCCTAGGTAAAAAAACCTTGGGCTTAACCTGACTATATATCAGTTTTACAACAATCTAACTATTCAGTGACCCTAGTCGCTATCTTATCTCTGATACCTCAACTGGCTCTTCGGTTACGGCGGGGATTATTACTATACCCTATTATCACTTATTATTAGAACGTCTAACGGAGACCTTGTTATTTACAAGTTCAGTACTCCGGTGGAAGAGATGGATGAGTTAAGAGGTGTATAACACGTTACCATCATCCCCGTCTTTATCAGTTACTAAGTAACCTACCACATTGATACATATCTAAGATAACATATTTATTGCGTTTTAGCAACTTAAATATAAAAAAAAAATCCCGGCAGTTGAGGATACCGGGACTTCTGTAAGGTAGATCAAGGTATGGAAAACCTACAATGTATAACGTCTACAAAAAAGCACTAAGTAACGATCTACCTTATATAATAATACGAACTCTATTATAATTATCCAACTTATTTGAAAAAAAAAGCCGGGGTTTTAAGCCGGCTGTAGTCAAAGGATACTATCCTAAGAGTGGTTATGGATAAAATTGAATCAATTCAATCAGAGGAGGATTAAAAATGGCTGTGAAAAACCCTCCTCCTGATATGAAGTTCATTTATAAAATATGCTCTAGTTTCTTAAAAAGCCAGTTTTAACCCTGACCTCTGGAAACTTTTACGTAATTCTTAGAAGATTTACACTTAGACATCTTAGTTTTAGCATGAATGCCTTTCCTGGATCTCTTAGGTTTTACTCTAAACTTAATACTTGATATTACTTTTGCTTTTGCCATGCTATAAACCTTAGGTAACCTTTATGAGATACCGTATCTAGCTAGACAGTATGCATTCATGTTAGTAAGATCAGCACTAGTTAATGCTTTACCGTTAATTCCAAATTCTAAGATACTACCGTTGAGAGGATGAATATCAGGAGCACTATAGTTACCTACGTTTAAGTTTAGAGTAGCTTCTTTACCACCTGCTGCATTACCAGTAACTGTTGAAAGAAGAACACCTGCTCTAAACATATTTGCAGTTGCAGTTCCGGTTGGGTTTGGATTATATTGGTTAGCTACCCATTCTCTTTCTGTAGCTTGTACTGAAACACCGAAGTTCTTATCACCGGTAGCAAAACCAAGCCAGTTAAAGAAGTAGTTAGTGTATGAGTTAGCAAAAGAAGGATTGTTTCTTTCCAATACCCACTCACCAGAACCCCCCACTGCAGCCCCAAATACCATCTGATATCCACCGAGACCGTTAGTACCTGTATCAATAACCGCCCAGAATACTAAAGAATCTGAACTAGACTCTTGAGGATTAGCTAGACTGTTAAGTGTTAAACGATCGCTGCTATCAAAATAAATACCCGGTTGATTATTCATACCAGCAATTGCACTTGAAAACGTAGGAGTACCAGCTCCGGTTAAAACTGCACCAACTTTTTGATCTGTCCAAGATGTTACTGTTGTACCACTCAAAGCTACACCTAGATCTGCTCTCCACCAATAAGCATTACCATTCATTAAAGAAGGAGCCCATTCGTAAGGATATTTGACAATTACAATACCATCACCACCTCTCAAGCCACCCGTATTACCATCACCAAATCCAGCACCACCACCCAAACCGTTAGTTCCAGCTGCGAACGCTCCACCGCCACCACCAGCTCCACCGGTACCATACCCACCATTAAAAGCTGCACCACCACCACCGTAGAAAGTTGAAGTTCCTGTAATACTACTACTAGCACCAGTACCGCCATCCCTTTGATTAGCATTAGCTCCAGCTCCTGCACCTGCTCCAGAATTAGGAGCACCTCCTGAAGCACCTGCACCTGTAAAATCTGCATTACTACCACCATTAAAACTAGCAGCTCCATTACCTCCGGTAGCAGTTGTACCGAAAATAGAAGAAGCTCCCCCGGTACCTCCTGTTAAGTTCTGAGTAGGAGGAGTGGTTCCATTACCTCCCGCACCAACAACAGCTGGGTAAGTATCTACACTGGCAGTAAAAGTACCTGCACGTAAAACACCACCAGCACCACCACCACTATATCTAGCAGGTGATCCACCGCCACCATTAGATCCACCTCCACCGCCAACTATCATGTATTCTACCTTATCACCGTAAGTAGGATCAGTACCTAATGACTGAATAGTAAAATTACCTGAAGTTGTAAAGGTGTGTATTTTATAATTCTCTTCAAAGGTTATAGTACCTCCAGTTGCTTGAATAAAAGCTCCAGCAGCACCGCCTGATGCTTGTTTAACGAATGCGAAGGGTGTAAAAAATGACATATGTTTTTATTATTGATACTTATACCTTAAAATTACAACACCATCACCACCGTCACCACCTTGAGTACCAGCACCGCTACCGTCGTTACCGCCGCCGCCTCCACCACCGCCGAGACCGTCCGTTCCATTACTGCCGTTAGTACTTAGAATTCCTCCTGTTCCACCACCGCCTGTACCTGCAGCAAAAGGAGGAGCAAAGGTTTCACCTCCACTACCACCACCAGCATAAGTTACTGAAGTACCAGTTATAGAACTAGCAGTACCGTTACCGCCAGTACCATTACCGTTACTTTGACCGCCTCCTACAGAAGCACCACCTCCACCAGCTCCTCCGTAAGGATCACCACCAGTAGCTTGATTACCGCCATTATTACCTTGACCAGCAGTTGCTAATCCAGCTGTAGTAGCACCGTTTAATCCACCTGCACCACCGCCTGAACCACCATTACGTCCTGCACCTCCGTTACTACTACCACCTCCACCACCTCCAACAGCAGTTAATCCGTCAAAGATTGAACTACCACCATCATTACCAGTATTTCTACCCGCAGCAACTTTATTTCCTCCTGTACCTACAGTAATTGAGTAGTTCTGAGCTGTTACAGTACGTCCAGTAGCAGTTAAAAGACCACCTGCACCACCACCACCGGCTCCAAATTCAGAGAAACCTGCACTACCACCGCTACCCCCTCCACCAACTATTAAGTATTGTACTTTATCTCCATCTGTAGGATCAGTACCTAATGCACTTATAGTAAAAGTACCGGAAGTTGTAAAACTGTGTATCTTATAATCACCATCAGTAGTTACAGTACCACCGGTAGCTTGCATAAATTTAGGAGGTGGTATAGGTGCCTCAGTACTATAAACAAGGTTAGTCCCAAGATAAATTTTCTTTCTAGGAGTGCTACCTATTCTAAAAAAAGGTAAAGAGTTATTCTTTTGTTTTATTGCCATACTTAGAATGTTAAATTATATCTTTCCTGAACGTAATCTTGTAGTAAAGACCAAGCTTGTGGCCCATCTTTACCTGTAATACCACATTCTAAGATAGTACCATAGAAAGGAGAAGTTAAGCTACTATAATCATTACCTAGCACATAAATGCAAAGTCTACCAGTACTAGGACCAAAATAACCTTGAGTCGTATTCCACAGGTTATTAGGACTCGCTACAGCATTATTTAAATAATAACCACCTTCAGAGTATAAACCTAGGGGTGATGTTTGTTGAAAGCTACCTATCAAAGCTTTAGGATAACTACTTACAGGCTGTAGATTAGGCTGAGCAGGTATACTGTTGTTTTCCGGAGCATAAACTACAAATGCGTTATTATAGCTAGGATAATTAGTACCTAGTAAACTGATATATCCACCACCTCCACTAGTCTCTCCTGCTGGACCTCCTATCCACTGAGTACCGCCATTAGCATTAGTTGTCGTATCGATAACATACCAATGGAAACATCCTAGACCAGGTCCAAATACTGAACCGGCATTTTGACTAGTAGTTAAATTTTCTGTAGTAGATACTGTGCCAAATTCAATACCCGGTCTATTATTCATACCAGCTACCTGACTAATATACTTCGGAGAAGTACCTCCAGACTTAACTACCAAAGTAGCAAACGAAGGATTAACACCCGCTAAAACACTAGCAGTTACTGGAGCCCATGAAGTAACATTGTTGCTACCATCATAAGTAACTCCGTTGTCTGCTCTCCACCAAGATACAAAAGTAGGCATTAGTGAAGGATTCCAAGGAATGATACCAGGTGCTACTTCAGTATTACCTAAATACTTCTTTGCAAGCTCAGTTGAGCCTAAGTACATTGTACCAGTTTCGATGCCGTTATAATAGACTGCCATGTTATACTAAGTTCTTTACGTTACTCAAATACAAACTGGCGGTATCAAATGCAATAAATGTTACAATGTCTACAGGACCAGCCCCGGCAGTAGGAACATAAGCACTTCCTGATACCTGCTTAACAGATGAAGGGAAGGTTACTGTGCCGTTACCTGGGTTTGCTTGAGTAATACGTAAGTTAATTGTTTGACCAGAGTTTATATTAGTTGGATTAATTAAAGTATTAGATCCAGATACAAGAGTTAAAGTAAAGAAGTTAGCAGCATCACAATCTAAAGAAGCTGTATTCGAAGTAATTGTAAGGGCTTGTACGTTACCTTGAACTGCACCTTCAATGTATGCACCTGAACCAGTATTGTCAGTAATAACATAAAGTGTATTAGCTGCATTAACTGATCCTGATACTGTAATATATTCTGCTTGAGTACAAGTTACAATCTCGTAAACCTTAGCAGATCCAGCAAATGTATCGGTATTATTTGAGATAAGGTTACTACTACCTACAGACCCAGATACGTTAATAGAACCTGAGATAACCACGGCATCATTAACTGTTAACGGACCATCTGAATTTATTGAACCGGTAAATATATGATTAGTTTGATTATAGATAAACTCACCATCAGTCATTGTAATAGCATTTGCAGTACCGCCGGCATAGTTTCTACCTGCTAAGATAAAGTCTTCATCAGCACCATCTATTCTACCTGCTATAATTGTATTAGTACTTAATTGAGCAAATGGTTTAGTATCTACTAACCAATAATCAGCAGAAGCTGTATTGTTAATGGTAACCGCTACGTTAGTAGTTGCACCTGCTGTAGTTACTTGCTGTAAAGTAGGAGTAGGACTAGAAGAGGCAAAAGATGCTGTTGTAGCAAAACTTGCACTTGTTGCAAATGATGAACTAACACTTGTAGTAGCAAAAGAAGCACTGGTAGCATTAGCTGCCAAGCTTGCACTAGTAGCGTTAGCTACATTGTTTACAATGTTTGTAAAGGTTGTCCCATCGCCTTTTGTGTAAGTGATAGTAGCATTACTGACTGAGGCAGTTACTAAGAATGAACCTGTATTAAGAGGTGTTACATTTAAAGCAAAAGAAGCAGTGACAGCGTTTTGTGCCTGTGAAGCACTTACAGCGTATGAAGCACTTGTAGCAGTGTTTGCAATACTTGCAGTAGCTGCATAAGAACTAGTGACTGCATTGAATGCAACAAGAGCCTGCGTTGCAGTACCTACTAAATCTCCAGCAAATGCAACAGAAGCTGAAATAGTAGTACCTGATATAGGAGTAGTAAATACTACATTAGTACCATTATCAGTAATAGTAGAATCATTTAAGTGATGCCCACCATTACCTTTAGATAGTTTATTGTTTGTTAAGTATGTTGGTGATCCTTTAGTATTATACTCAGGACCGAACATTACAACACCAAAATTATCTGGATCAGCTGAACTTGTATATTCGTAGAACCAATCGTTAGTTTGAGAGTCAAACTGCAAAGATGCTGTATAGTTTTGAGGAGTAGCTGATCCACTATCCTCTACTTTAATACCAGCATACCTAGTAGCGTTAGAAGTATTGAGTACTACAAATGCATCTCCGATATTAACTACTGAACCGGTAATGGTTGTTAAGAAACCAATACTTGCAGATTGAAATACTGCAGAAGAAGCTGATATACTTGCAACGTTTAAGTTAACGTTACTAGGGATAAATGAAGCAGTCCCTGCCACTGTTGCATTACTAGCACTTAAAGCATAAGAAGAACTTGTTGCAATAGATGCTGTAGCAGCAAAAGATGCCGAAGTTGCATTAGCTACGTTATTGACTGTAACAGCCTCTGTAGTACCATCTCCTTGGTTAAAGGTAATGGTTGCATTATTTACTGATGAACTAACATAAAACGAACCAGTATTGATCGGTGTTACGTTAAGAGCAAAAGAAGCCGTAGTTGCAAAAGATGCAGAAGTAGCAAAACTTGAACTAACTGCTGTAGTAGCGAAAGAAGCTGATGTAGCAACAGAAGCACTATTAGCACTAACTACGTTGTTTACTACGTTTGTATAGGTTGTACCGTCTCCTTTAGTGAAAGTAATAGTAGCATTTGAGATACTAGAAGTTACTAGGAAAGAACCTGAGCTATAAGGTATTGAATCTGAAATTATATAGAAAGTATTGGCATCAGGTGTAATACCATTATATTGAGCTTGAGTTAAAGTAACTATCTGTCTTACGGGCTGAGAACCTGTAAACGTGTCAGTGTTATTACCTACTAGGTTACCTCCGATACTACCTGAAACACTAAGAGAACCTGAGATACCAACAGATCCTGTTACACCTAGTGAACCGGTAATTAAAGCCGACCCTGTATAAGGAAATGCTGATGCTGCTGACCCTGTAGCAACTGTTAAGTTAAATGTAGAGCCGTCACCTTTTGTAAATGTTAAAGTATTAGAAGATACAGAACCGGTCACCATTAAGGAACCGGTATTCACCGTAACGGCAGATCCTGTAGCAACTGTTAGGTTAAATGTAGATCCATCTCCCTTAGTAAAGGTAAGTACGTTACTAGTAGCACTACCGGTAACCATTAAGGAACCAGTGTTAACTGTTGTAGCAGACCCTGTAGCAACAGTAACTGGGAAAGTACTTCCGTCACCCTTGGTAAAAGTAACTACGTTCTGAGCTGCTGAAGCTGTTACCAGTAATGAACCAGTATTAACTGTACCACCACCTCCATTTAAGGCAAAAGAAGCTGTAGTAGCAAAAAAAGCGTATGAAGCTGAAGTAGCACTAATAGCAGTACCTGCAGTCTGTGATGCTATAGCATTTGAAGCACTAGTAGCAAAGCTTGCAGTTAAGGTTAAGTTGTTAATAGTATTTCCTAGTCCGTCCTGTAGTTCACTACCGCTTATCTGGGTAATAAATTGGTATGACTGAGAAATAAAAAGATTTGATAAATTTCTTCCCATGTTATGTATTTGTTATATCTGAACCGAATGGATATTGAGGATATCTAGAATCTGCAATTCTAAGACCTGCCTTAACAGCCTGGTCCAAGTGAGCTCCTCTTGCGTTATATCTAAAATAGATAGGTGAACGATACTGGTAACCATAATCAGGCCACTGTTCGTATAGTTTATTATTACTGTTTAGTTCAGGGAAAGTACCTTGGTTTTCAATAAGGTAGTTAACTAGCTTCTCAGCATAGAACTGCATCTTATTGTTTACTGAAGTACGTTTTGCATTATAAACGTTAAAATCTACGTTAGTACTATTCTCACCACCGGTAGGAATTAACAAACCGTTGTTTCTAGGACGCATAAAGATACTCTCTAAAGCTTCATAGTACGCTGCATAAAGTAGGAATGGTTGAATATACTTAGTAACTAAAGTAAAGTAATCACCGGTTAAGGTATTACTATCAATCTTATCCATGATAGAATCATAGAGTTTAGTACCTGTTAACCTCTGTAAAGCGATATCCTGAGATACCCTAACAGCATTTTTTAGTAATGCAGAGTCAACGTTGGTATTCATATCAACGAATTCTCTTAACTGAGCTTCTGATATAATGAGAGTATCGGTCATGGTTTTAGTTAAATGTTGGGTTTATAAGAGCAGGTTCATTTATCTGATCTGCACGTTCAATTTCTGCTTCCAATACACTATCCTCTCCTACTTCAGCCTCTGTACCAGTTACAACGTCTACCTCTTCAGTACCATCTGAATAAAGTTTAGTCTGTTGAATACCTAAGCTAAATTCTGGAAGACCTGTTTTATATTCAAGTATTTTATGAAAAGCATCTAAGATATCCTGTTGGAAAGGCTTGATTACTGTATTAGTAAATAGTAAGTAAGCATCTATAGTTTCATCTCTACCACCTAACTGACCTTCAGTTTTAATACCTAACATCATAGGAGAGGTAATGCGGTGAGCTGTTAAAATTTTCTGAGTTACTAAGTCGTTGATCTGAGTGTAATACTCATCAGCACCATTCTGAGGAATAGGAGTGATTACAGGAGCATTCTCAGGACTATCTACGTCCATATATACTAAAGTACCTGCATTATTAGTACCTTGGTATTGTAAACGTAACATATGTTCGATTGCTTCTCTTTCATCTTCGTTAGCATTAGTAAAAGTAGTAATAGCTAAAGAAGGAGCAAGTCCGTTTCTAATGTTATTGATATGGAAGTTATCTACTTCGGCATCTAATTCGATTACCTTGTAGGCTCCAATATAATCAGGAAGAGCATAGTATTTTTGGCCTGGACGATAAGGACTATGGACAAAGATTTGTTTTGGTTCCGCATCTTTAGTAAAAGGGTTAAATACAGGTAAGTAAGGGATGTCATTCAAATACGTCTGAATGTTCCAGCTATACTTTTCTCCCCATTCATCCCAGATATAGTATCCAGGTATCTTACCTCTTAAAGTTTTTTCTTTAGCTCTAAGGTAAGTGTAGTCCATATGATAAACTTCGGCAATCCTAGTTCTATCCATAGACCAGATAACTTCAAGAGCAAATGCTCCGAAAAGTTTATAATCTAGAGCTACTTTTGTTAAGATCTGCTGCCAGGTTTCACCTTCGTTATTGGCATGATCTAAAATTTCTGGATGGTCAGACGTTAGTCCTTCACCCGATATTGCTTCAACAACTGCGTTTATGCAAGTATTGTGAATTGAGGAATGAGTAAACAACCTCATTAATTCATTAGGAAAATCGTTGTATTCTCCGAATTTAATGTAAAAATCTGCTTTTCTTTCAAATACTGAGTCTTTAAACGAAGAATCGTACCGGTTAATTGCTGCAAATTTTAGTTTCTTTTGATTATCCATCTGTATTTATATAATTAGTCTACTCTAGCCTGTTAGTATCCTTGATAAGTAGTATATGCTCCTGTTTGGTTAGAACCGGTAAATACTGTAATTGGTACCTCGTTACTACCGCTAATATAAGCTCTTTCTTGAGATAACAAAGTTGATTTAACAATAACGCTAGCACCGTTCCATAACTGGTTAGTATTAACCCATTGTGTATTCTGTAATATCCAGGTACTTAATGACCCGGTCACTGTTAGGTATTGATAGATACTAACGTCGTACTGACCTGAGGCAGTAGGAACTAAAGATCCTGTTAACTGTAATACTAACCAAGGGTTAGCTAAGGAGGTTACATTTGCTAAACTAGCAATAATATTATTCCATTCTGACCTATCATAAACCTGACTAAAGTCTAATAATACCGAAGTAGTCCCGACAGCTGCTTGAGTGTCTGGATATACAGCATTTGTATTAGTTGGTTGGTAGTAATTTAACTGTATCATTTATTGTTTTCCAAGGTTTATCTAGTGTCTATGCTTATCAAATAACGTTTTGATAGTACGGTAGTATAAAAACAAAAGAGGGGTCGGACGATTAAGTCGCAACCCCCCGTAGTGTTTGGTTATGGATTAAGATTATACAGTAGTAATAGTCAATCCGCTTAGTACGTTAGAGAAAGATGTTGCACTTCCTGAAATTTCTGAAGCTGGATCAGGCTCTTGTCCTGTAAAAGTTAAGTTGTATCCGTTTAGATCTCCGAATCCGGTTCCTGTTTGAGCAGTACCACTTAGTAATTGAGCACCGTTTCTTTGACCAACCAAGAAGAATTTACCTACTCCGTCTACTGAACCGTTGTTGGTTTCAACTACGATCTGTAATTCAGGATTCTTAGCTAAGGTTCTAACCTGGTTACGAGTAGAAGACTGCATCTTGAAGAATACTGCGTTAACAGTTTGTTCGTAGAATACAGTTCCATTCTCAGGTGTAGAAGTAATTCCTTCGCTGAAGTCTGAAGTTTGACGGAATAATTCGAATTGGTAGAAGCTACCAGATCCTGAAATTCCTGTGATTAGGCCTTGGGCCGATGATTGGTAAGTAATATTGCTAATAGAACCAGAAAGGATATAAATGTTTCTGATACCACCAGTGTTGTCTCTACAACCTAGTGCAAATCCTGATGTAATGTCGCATCCTGCAGGCATGATATATCTCCTTTTCTAGTTTTAGTTAAACAATAATTACGCTAAGTCGTTAGATACCCAGAATTCAGGATAAGCGATGTTAACACCCAACTTAGTTGAAACTCTATGTCTCAAAGTGTCAGAGTTGATATCGTACCACAATTGGAATTCTGTGAAGTCAGACAACAAGTCAGTACCAGCAACGATTTGCTTGGCAGGTCCCAATACTACTCTGTTAGAACCTTGCAATCCTACAGTACCTACAACTTTAATGTTAGGCTGGAAAGGATACATGATTTCCAAGATACCACCTCTAGTTGTGATAGAAGAAGGATCGAAGTAGAAATTGTTAGCAGTTCTTAAAGCTGCGATGAAGTTACGGAAAGTAGTAACGCCCATGAAGAAAGTTAAATCTTCTCTATCAGCAACATCAGAAGACAAGCTAGCGATCATTTGGTCCATAGTAGACAAAATGTTAGCAGTTGCAACGATACTACCAGCAGAACCTGAAGTGAAAGTAGGAACTGCAACACCTGAAGTAGATCCAGAGATGATAACCTTAAGACCGTTTACAGCACAGTTTCCACCATAAGTAGAAGTTGAACCAGAAACTTGACCCCAAAGGAATTGGTCGTTAGCTTTTTGGAATTGATTTACGATCAATTCAGCATAGTTAGTAGCCATAGCGAAGGTCTCGTTATAAGAACCTGGCTCTAAGGCAGAGATACCTAAGTACTTTTTGTCCAAGTCTTTCAAGCAAAGAGCATCGAAAGAAGTACGAGGACATACTTCGATATTACGTTGAGTAAAGGCAGCTGAACCAGAGGCAGTAGATACACAAGTACCGTTCTGCATGTATAAGCTAACTTCGAAAAGGTTGATAGGCTCTAGATACTTTACACCTTCTTGGATA